GCGCCAGATCCTTTCCTGGCCGTTGTAGCCGTCGCGGCCGCCGATGAGTTCGGTAAATCGGTCGATGATGCCGGTTAGCTGCGTGGCCTCGCGGCGCAGCACGAGCACCTTCTGGTGCTGGGTCAGCGATTTGCCGCAGGCGAGGTCGGTCTTGCCCCCGCCGGCCGCGCCCCCATAGCCGATGATGTCGGCCTCGGAGTGAAACGCCAGTGATTGCGGGCCGGGCAGCGGGCGCCAGATCGTCGGGTCGCTGACGATGAGCAAGTCGAGTTCGGCCAGTTCCTCGGGCGTGAGGTAGGCCAGCAGGTCGGGGTCAAACGAGGTCGGAAACATCGCCGTCCTTGCGTGCTTTGGCAGCGGCAAGGATTGCGGCGATCTTGGCGGCGCGCTCGGTGTCGCTGATTTGCACCGGGCCGCCGTTGGCGCCGGTCAGTTCCATGCTGGTTTTCTCGCCGTACTTCTTCGGAGCGAGTTTCGACAGCAACCATTTGCGGGTATCGACCTGCAACTTGCGGTGGCCCAACATATCGCCGCGCTTGACCTTCACCTTCTCGCCGTCGTCCTCGGTTTCCTCACCCTCTTGTGGCGTGTCGGCAATGGCAAGAGTTTCCTCGGCTAGTGCGTCAAGGCCGATGTCGCGCGCACGCGCGTACTGCGCGGAAAACCCTTGCACATCGTCTAAAACCCAGCCACGCACCGTCGATTCGGGCGGCATTCCATCGTCCCGGCAGATAGCGCGCAGCGACTCGCCTGTAGCCAATCGCTCACAGATCAAGGCCGCAATTTCCGGCGTGTAAGTTGAGGGTCGTCCTTTGGTATCCATGCCGTGCAGCATCGTTTTTTATCGTTCAAGTACGGGCACCGTCTTGAAGTCGGCAAGGTATTGCCCGCGCCGCTCATAGCGGCAAATCTTCGCAACAGCCCCTTTGCTGATTTCGAATTTCTCGGCCAGTGCCTTGTAGCTCAAGCCGTCCTCTTCATGTAGCTGCCGGATCATTTCCACCTCGCCGTCTGTCAGCTTGGCATTCGGATGGTCCTCACCGATTCGCAAACCGGCCTCATTCACCGCCACGGTTTTCTGCATGCGCCGCCCTCCTTTGAATCTGCAATTTCTTGCGTGGAACGTTTGGAACGTTTTTCATGGTTTTTTAGGTAACTTTCTTGTACGTACACGTAAGGGATTTATCTAAAAAAGGGCTAGAAACGTTCCAAACGTTCCAAACCACCGCGTCTTCTGCTATTGCTTCGCGCGTTTTTCTGCGTGTTCGTTGTAAATTGCGTGTTCAAGTCCGCCCCGCCAACAAGTTGCAACGTCGCCACCCACTCGGCTTTCGTCGCGTTGAGTTCTGAATCTGTTGTTTCTTGCAGAATGACAAGAACCGGGGTACCTGCTTTCCGCTGCAAAACAGAGAACCAATCGAGCAGCTTCCCCCGCTTGAGCCACTTCCAGGGCTTCGCGCATTGATTTTTGTAGGCGGCCTCGATCTGCCGACTTGCGCCCACATAGCGAATCGCCCCGGTGTCCGGGCACTTCAAACCGTAGATTCCGCAGGTCATGTAAAGTCCCCCACAACACGCACGCGAATGCCAAGCAACCCGCGCCCCCTCAACCCATAGGTATTCATCACGGGCTCCATGCCCTTCGATTGCAACCGGCGCCCCAGGCTCTTTGCCGAGGCGATGAACCGCAACTCACCCCGTGCCTTGGCAAAGGCTTCCCAACTGGCCCACAACCGGGCGTTGCTTTCCACGAAGTTGGGGCCGATTTCGCAGCACTCGTCCATCCACTCGCCGAGCAGGTCCATGTCGCTCTTGTAGTCGTCGCGCGCTTTGCGCACGGCGGCCGGCGGCTGCAGGCCATCCTTCTGGTAGGCCAGCGCACCGCGCACGCACCATGCCAAAATGCCCTGCGCCTCGGCCGCCAGCTTCTCGGCCCGGTCCGGGTCTTTGGTGAGGGTCAGATCCTGGTCGAAGTTGCGCGTGAATGGCACGGGTAGCAGCCGGCGCCAGATGGCGTGGTCGTCGCCCTTGACGATGGGCCGGTGGTTGGTCGGCATGAAGGCCACCCACGTGGGCGCCACCTCGACCGTGGTCTTGGAGTACAGGCCGCGCGCCGGCAGCGGTTCGCCCCCGGTCATGGACTTGATAAGGCCCTCGCGCAGTTCGCTGCCCTCGTCGGGCTCGCTGACATAGACGAACCGGGCACCGCGCAAGCGCAGCACGTCCTCGCGCGCCGCCCCGGCATTGCCACCGGCCGCGCCGCTACTCAGGAAGGTGTCGGCGCTTGCCATCTTGGCGTGCTCGCCCAGGGCGTCGCGGATGGCCCCCAGCACCGTGCTCTTGCCGTTGGACCCTGAACCGTAGGGGATGGCGAGCACGTCCTCGTCGGGCTTGCCCAGCAGCGAGTAGCCCACGAGGCGTTGGAAAAATCCGATCATGTCGGCATCGCCGAAGAACACGTCGGCCACCGTGCGCTCGAACAGCGGCGCCCGCGCTTCCGGGTCGTAATCCACCGCCGTGATAGTGGTCACGCGGTACGCCTGGTCCGGCGGCAGCAGCTTGCCCGTGTGCAGATCGACCACGCCATTGCCCACGCCCAAGAGGTGCGTCAGCTTGTCGAGGTCGGCCATGCTCACCACGATGCGCGGGTCGGACTGCGCCAGGCTCACCATGTTGCGAACCATGACGGCCCGCTGGCTGATGGCGCAGAACTTGAAGAACTCGGCCCGCTCGCCGTCGCTCTCGATGGCCTTGGCCTCGTCGGGCAGCGCGCGGATGGTTTCCTTCGCCAGGTGCTCAAGTTCGACGCCGGCCGCGCGGCGCCAGTAGATGCCGGTCCACATGAACCAGCCGTCGATTTCCGGCACGTACATGAGGCCGTCGCCGTAGTGGTCGAGCATGCGCTCGGCGTTGCCGAACTCGGTCATTTGCCGGCGCTGCTTGTTGAAGGCCACCACCTTGCGCCCGCCGGCCATGGCCGCGCGAACGTCGGCCACCGGCAGGCTGGTGTCGGTCAGTTCCTTGAAGCGCGCCCGGATGAGCCCGGCCAGTTCGGCACGAAGGGCCAGATCCGTGCCGGCGGCTTCACCCGCCTGCCGCGCTACCTCATTCACCAGGTCGATGGAATCTTCGCAGGCGAGAATTTGCGCCTTGGCATCGTCCAGCGCGGTGCGCTTCTCGGCCTTCACCGCGTCGCGCTTGCCCTGGTTGCCGACCTTGAGCAGCCAGCGCGCCGTCGTCGGGTTGCGGCCGGACTTGCCGAAGCTGTCCCACCGCTTCTCCAAGTCCTCGCGCGCCGCGTAGTTCGCCGCCGTGCTCGACCACTCGTCCCACAAATCCAGCGCGGCCACGCTGCCGTCGAACTCGTGGTGCAGCGACATGCCGACTTTCAGCCAGGTGTCGTAGTCCTCGTTATCGACATAGGCCACCAGGCGCCGGGCCTCGACCAGTTCGATACCAACCGGCGGCTCATAGGCCATGAGCGGGTCGTCAACCGGCGCCGAGGTCATGCCCCCGGCCTTGGTCTTGCTGCCCGACACGCGCACCAGCCCGGCCTCGGCGGCCATGGCCTCGAATACCTGCAGGGCTTCTTCGACCTGGGCCTCGGTGATGACCGGCAGGTCACCGGCCCGCATGGCATCGAGGCCGCCGAACAAATCCACCCACTCGTAGGGCTCGCCCGTGTCCGGGTGGATATGGTAGGCCACGAACTGCTGACCCTTGCCCAGCACTTCCAGGCGGTGCCGCGCGCCGCCCAAGTCCTCGAACCAGGCGCCGGTAGCCTTGCCCCAGCCCTCGGATGCTGCCCGGTAGGCGAGCAGAATCTTGGGCGCGTTGCCCACGCGCTCGCACGTCGCGCCGAGGTGTTCTTGGCACCAGGCCACGAACCGGGCAGCCAGCGCGCCGTCCGTGGTATCCACGTCGATGGCGGCCACCGGCTGTGCGCCTTGCCCGCATAGCACACCGACGCCATGGTTCGGGTAGCGGGTCAGGTCAGCGGCGCCGAGGCGCGCGGTTTGCCAGTTGTCGAGGGCCGGGCGCTTGTGCCCCGGCTTGATTGGAATGATGAGGTAGCCGTTGCCCAGCAGGGCGCGGCCGTGTGTTTGAAAATCGGAACTCAAGTTGTCGTCTCCCCGGTCAGATCAAATCGGCCACGCCGTAGAACTCGGCCTCGGCGGCTTCCAGTCGGCTGCGCGAAATGTCCGCATAGGCGGCCTCGCGCTCGATGCCGATAAACCGACGACCGGAAAGAACTGCGGCCACGCCCGTGGTGCCGCTGCCGGCGAACGGGTCGAGCACTACCCCCCCTGGCAGCACCGGGCGCACCAGTTCGCGCATGAGCGCGGTAGGCTTGCCGGTCATGTGGTGTTTGTCATCGCGGCGCACCGTCGATTGGATGCAGCCGTCGAAGGGGCCGTCGTGCTCCAACTGGATGGCGGCACCCTTGGTTCCCCAAATCACGTATTCGCACTGGTGCCGGAAATAGCCCTTGTGCGGCGCCCGTGCGCCCCGGCCCTTGTCCCAGGCCACGATGCCACGCCAGAACACGCCGCCGGCTTGCACTGCGTCGGTCATGACCGGCAACTGGCGCCAGTCGGTGAAGGCCATGAAGTAGCCGCCGGGCTTGAGCACCCGCACGCACTCGGCGATCCACAACGAGCACCAGGCCAGATAGCTGCGCTGGTCGCGCGAGTCGCCCGAGAAGGTGGGATAGCGCCCCTGGGCCGAGCTTTGCGTGTACTTCGCGTCGGGGTCTTTGCCCTTGTCGTCACGTGAAAACCCGCCCGATGAATAGGGCGGGTCAGTGATGACGGCGTCGATGCTCTCGTCCGCCATGGCGTGCAGTGCCGGCAGGGCCTCGCCCTGAATCAGTGTCCAGGGCCTCGTCATCGCACGACCTCGAAATCTCCGCAGGTGCGCAAGTAATTCCAATCCACATCCGGGCGCAACTCTTCGCAGCGCACGGCGCCACCAGTGGCGCGCTCGATGTCGGGGCAGCGCTCGGCTGGCACTTGGCGCGAGCCATTGCGCCACTGGCTGACCAGCACGGGAACAACCCCTATTTGTTTGGCGAGCGTGGCGGCGGCGCCTTTGCCGCCCTGCCCAAGGTAAGTGTCAAGGTTCATAGCGATTCCGGTAGATGGAGAAAAACGCCCCCATGTTAGCGAATCGCAAACATATGGTCAATAGCGAAACGCGAGCATATACTGTTAGCGTTTTGCTACCAAAGGAGAAACCGCCATGCATGACATTGACGAGATACGCCGCAAGGCGATGGGTGTTTTAGAGAAGGAAGCCGGCGGCCCTGTAGCTGCTGCAAAACAGGCCGGCATGTCCCACTCACAGTGGGCCAACTTGAGGTCAGGCGCACCCGACAGCAAGACCGGAAAGGCGCGAGGCATGCGCAAGGAAACTGCCCGCAAGATCGAGGCGGCCTTTTCCAAACCAGAGGGTTGGCTCGACGTGGCAGACATCGTCGACCCAGACTTTCCTCATGATGACGACCGCTTCGCCATGGTGGCGAAAGCATGGAACATCGCAGATGAAGCGGGCCGCGCCGTACCGCTCGCCTGGGCCAATGCCACGCTCGCCGCGCACGAGAAGAAGAAGTAGCGCCAGGCCCCGTTTCCCCGCCCCAGACTTTTGAAGCCCGCCCCCGAGCGGGCTTTTTCTCGTCAAAAATATTTGCGTTTCGCTATTGACACGGTGTTTGCGTATCGCTAATAATTCGTCCGTCAGTCACAACGAAAGGACGGAAACGATGAGCGCAACCCCCCTGATTCCCGGTCGCCTGTACCGCGTGCGCGGCGCCGGCCTCGACCTGAAAGTCCTGGCGTCGCATCCCTGCGACGCTATCTGCATCGGCCTGGACCTGTTGGAGCGCGCGAAATGCTGACCGCCCAACTCGCCAAGTCCATGGACGACGAGCACCTGCTCGCCTCGGCACGTGCCGAGATTGACCCGCTGACCAGCACCGCGCTGGAACTCGTACTGCTCGAACTGCTCGAGCGCTTGCTCGACGAGGCCAGCGAAAACAAGCCGGTGGCCGATCTGCTCGAAGAGTACGAAGTCGGCACCGACGACGTGAAGGCCGTCATCGAGTCGCACCCGGCCAGCCTGAAAGACCAGGCCGCGCTGCTCTCCCTGCTCAACGACCAAGACATCCACGAGCCCGACCAGTTGAAAGAACTGCTCGAACTCGCTGCCAAGTTCCGCGCCCTGGCGAACGACGCCGGGGATTTCTTCACCCGCCTCAACGACCTTTTGACCACCAACCAGGAGTAAGCCCATGTTCCCGATGACCGTAACTATCAGCAACCCCGCGCAACTCAACGCCGTAATGGCCGCCCTCAACGTCGGCGGCATCGAGTTGCCCAAGACCTCGCCTTGTGTCGGCCACGCTGCCGAAACCGCCAAGGAAGAAGCCAAGGGCAAGGCCACCAGCACCAAGAAGGAAGCCTCCAAGACCGAGGCCAAGGAAGAGCCGAAGGCCGAAGCCCAAGCTGCAGCCGCCACCGAAACCACCCGGGCCGCCGACCAGAAACCGGAAGCCCTCACGCAAATGACTGCCGGCGAAGCCGAGAAGGCCCTGCACGGTCACGCCAACAACCCGGCCGACGCACCGACCTACCAGGACACCGCCGACGCCGTTACCAAGCTGGCGCGCACCAAGGGCCGCGACGCTGCCGTCGCCGTGCTCTCGAAGTTCGGCGCCGGCAAGCTGCCCGACGTGAAGCCCGAGCAGTTCGCTGCTGTCATCGCCGCTTGCGAAGAAGCCGGGGCCTAACAACATGGCTACCACCAAGAAGCGCACCAAAGCGCAGCCCACCGGCGAAGTCGTTACGGC